TCAGCACTTGCTAGAGCTAGAGTATCAGCAGGTGAGTCGGGCGTTGCGGGAGCTTCGGTTGACGCTTTGATGGGAGACTACATGAGACAAGAAGCTGGGTATCGTAGTGCATTACTTCGCCAACAAGAACTTAGTGGAGTAGGTACAGGACTTGGTCTTGAACAGATAGGACTAGCTTCTCAACAACGTCTGATGGGAATCAATCAACCTATATCAGACCCAATACGTCCTAGAGGTTTAGGTATACAAGATGCGTTAAGCGTGGCTAGTGGAAGTCTTCAAGGGTACGCAACAGGTAAATCACTGAAAACTTAATTATGGCTAAGGAACGAGTACAAGTACAAGGCTTAGGGGGTGCGGTTCCCGGTATTCAGCCTACCATTCAACGAGCAGGTCAGTACGCTGTTGCTCAACTTAGGGCTGCTCCTGTACCAGTACCTCGTAGTAAGTTGTTAGATTTAGCGGACACTTTAAAAGCAGGTCAAGATGTATTACAACAGTACGGGCAGTTACAGAAGTTTGAATTTAAGAAAGGTCAGGAGCGTGGTGAGTTAGAGGCGGCTACTGCTGATTTAGATGCTGCTGTTGAGAATTTAGATAGGAGTGGAGAGAAGTTGGTTGAGGCGGGTTTAATGCCTCGCTCACAGTTAGTAGGTTATCAACGTTCTTTTCGTAGGCGTATCGGACAAAGACAAGCTAAGACTACTTACGCTAGTTCGTTGGAAGCTAGGATGGAAGAGGTGACTCAGAACCTAGATAGTGATGAAGATATTATTGAAAGTATATTAGCTGAAGAACGTCAGAAGATGGCAGGTCAGTTAGGTAGTTCTCAATTCGCTATGCAGGGTTTCATGGATTATGCGGAAGATATTGAAAGCAGATTTGCTACCACCGCTACCAAGAAAAGAGATAGAGCTACTCAAGACTTCAATGAAAGTTTAGTTATTGAGGATTTAAATAGAGATTACGCAGACGTTTTGATAGCTGTCGATAACCCGAAAGACCGAGCTTTGCTACAAAACGATATAAAGACTACACTAGATAGTATATCAGAAGATAGTCGTATACCTAGGTCGCGTGTTGTTGAGCTGTTTTGGAGTGGCTTTGCTAAACCTAATATTGATAGTCTCTTAGTAGGAGATAACCCACAGCCCGACAAAGCTGAGAATATGCTTAACTCTATGTTAGATATAGACCTCACTGGTAAAGGTGGAAAGTTGGGTAATATAAATAGAGAAGGTGCACAGATACGTACTAATTCGATAGCCATGCGAAACTCTATTCAGAAAGCTAGGGATAAGATAGAGAAGGACGAAGACGAGAATTATAGAGATATAACAAACCTAGCTGGACCTGCATTAACTACCGTGCTTGGAGGTTTAACTGGAAACGATGCACTAGATGCAGTTAGGGCTGAAACCGTGAAAAGATTACTAGATGATACTGGCGGTGATTTTGAAAAGGATACAGGAGTAATAGCTGCTGAGTTAATACAAACTAAAGACGCTGATAAGTTATTACAATATATGTCTTTTTATAACGCCGACGAGTCTAAACGTAAGGCGTATGGAAGGGCTATATTACCCTTGAATGATATGGCTATAAAGATCAAGACGAGGTCAACAGCTATCTTATCCAAAGAAGACTTAAGGGATGTTGAAAGTAACTTAAAAGATTATGTTAATGCGGGAGGCGAGGACCCGAAAGGATTCTTAAGCAGTGGTGCAAATATTAGTGATGTTCCTGTTATAGCTCCTGAAGCAGTAGCAATGGCAGAGCAGATGGAAATAAATGTCAAAGCTAATACTTGGTTTGAGCGTTCAGAGTTATACCCAGATAGGGAGGATGAGTTTGAGGGCGGGTTCGAAAGCGTGTTAGAAGAGTTAGAACCAAACATGGAAGATAAGGATATATCGAATATCATAGAAAGAGAAGCCGCCCCCTTTAAGGAACGATATAACGAATTAATAAAACAACAACAGTTAAAACTAAAAAACGATCCAAATAGAGATGAGCGTATGATTCGTGCGTTTGAATCCATAAAGGAAGAAGTTATAGGTAACTGGCGTAGCATCAAACAAGCAGAAAAGAATTACCAAGAAGAACTTAGGGATGTTAAAGAGGGCACTTTTGAATTAAGCCAATCCTTAGAAGACCTAGGCACATTAGAAGATGCTCAAGATGTAATAGAAGATAAAATAGGAACTGCGTGGAAAAACTTTTTCAGTTTCGGGATACCGCTTCCCCCTACTCAAAAAATTGTATTTGATGTTGATTTAGAGCAGTTAGGAGATATTGACCCACAGAGCAGAGCTAAGGCCTGGGACAAAGCTGAGGTTGTTAGAGGAGCAATAGACAGAGCAGATGTAGGAACAGACACGAGCAAGCTACAAGATGTCGAACTTTTAATAAGGAGGAAGTGGGGATTTAAGTCACCACAAGAAGCGTTGGATTTAGAAGAAGCTAGAGACGAAACTGTGTTAGACATAGATTATAGAGAAACCCCTTACTTCGAGGATGCAGAGTCTTTAATCGAACAATACGCATCCATAAGAAAAGAATGGTTGTCTTACTCTAGCACTCCTAAAGCTGAAAGAAACTTAGATGAATTTCCTGTGTTTAGTACATGGAATAAAGTCTTCGGAGTTCTTTCTAAGGAAGATATTGTTGCGGTAGCAGAAGCTCAAGGCGGGTTATTTAAAAGCATAAAGTAATAAATGAAACTACACGAAGACGGTTTCCCTGTTTTATTTACTGAAGAAGATGAGGAAGATAACGAAGTAGGTAAATCATTCTTACCAGCACAACCTCCTGAAACTATCGCATCTCAACCCGTAGATGATTTCCCAGAGTTAGATATAACATCAGATGAACCCGAACCTTTAGACGTAGCGGAAGAAGAAGAAACGACAGGAAGTAAGAAAGACGAGCCATTTTGGCATCCGTTTATCAGGCAAGCTGTAGGTGTTGCTTTTGAATCATACCAAACAATACGACCGACCGACAGAATACTTAAAAGAAGTGTACTGAAAACAGCTGATGATTTATATAACACCGTTAATGAGATCATACCATTAGGTACAGAATCTAAATTAGAAGATGAATTACTAGGAGACCCTGAATCAGCCGTCGAAGATATATCATCTAATATGTTATCTTGGTTAACTTCGTTTGCGTTGCCCGGAGGTATCATAGCGAAAGGAGTTACAACTGTAGCTAAGGTTCCTAAAATAGCCAAGACAGGAAAGGCTATAGAGACATTCATTGAAGGAGGTGAGCTAGGTAGAAAAGCTATAAAGGGGACTAGGATAGCGGCTGAAGGATTCCTTAAAGGTTCTGTAGCTGATTACATTAGAACAGATGTTGATGATTTAGAGGCCGAGCAAGCTATAGCTAAGAGATTCCAAGAGACATACGAGGGAGGTGTTTACGGCTCTCTACTGAACTTAACAGGTGCTGGAGTTGTTAGGATAGTTAAATCGCAAATGAACAAAGTCAGAGCATTAAAAAAAGTGCGAATGGCTAACGAGGGTAAGGCTGATCCTAAGCAAGCTGTTGATGATTTAAAAAAAGCCGTAGAGGAAGAGGAGGTAATCAAGAAAGAATTAGAGGCGGAAATTAACCCTAAAGATAAAGAGTTAGATATAGCACCAGAAGAACCTACAGTGGAACCTGAGTTGGAGGATTTTGATTTAGAATTTAAACCTAAACTTAAACCGAAAATAGAATCTCCAGTTGTTGAAGAACCAAAGCCCAGGTTAAAACCAGAAGAGGAAATAGAGCAAGCTATAGAAGGGAAACAGAACTTCCCTCAACAAGTACAAGCTATGGTAAGGGAGACTAGGAAACTAAGTGATCGCATGGCTCCTAAAATAAACGACTTGGTTGGAGACTTAAATAAATTAGATGACGCTATAGGAACAGGGGCTGAAGTTAATGTAGGCAAGGAGTTCTTGAATATTAAAAATAAAATTGTAGGAATCGAGGACGATCTGAAACGTAACCGTAAGCTGATTGATGTACGAGCAAGAGTAGGAAATATAGCAGGTAAGCTGTTAGCTGCATTCAGAAAGAAGAAAGTAGATTTAACTAACCCGTTTGAATATAACCCAGCCATACGACACCAGCTTAATAGCATAGATTCTTTATTGAAACTAATAGACGACGTTAAGACAGGTAAAGCAGGTGATGTCCGAATGTTAGATAATTTCAAAAAGGAGATAGAGTTTATAGAGGAAGTAGCTGAAACAGGTAATCTTTCTCAAGCTCTTGATAAGTCTTTTAATTTAACTGTTGAAGATAGTTTAAATACTATATGGGGTAGATACCAAAAAAGAATAAGCGATCAAGTTGTTAAAACGTTAAGGGTGGCTGAACCTAAGAACAAAGCAGCACTAGATTTATTTTCAAATAGGATTTCAACAAACCTCAAAGACGCTATTAAAATTAACAAACCTATAGCAAAGAAAGTTAAAAGCACTTTAGATAACGTACAGGATATAATTAAGAATCCCGATAAGTACAAACAATCCATCGATGTTATAATAAACGATATTAATAAGGCTAAAAACTTAGATGCCGAGTCGTCCAAGAAGGCTTTAGGTATATTAGAAGACTTAAAGGAAGGTGTTAATAGTAAACGGTTTATTGATAGCTTACCTAATAGAGGCAAGGTTGTGCAAAAACTTCTTAAAGAAGAAATAGATAATATAGGAAAGAAAATTAGGGACGCTGTTAAATTCGGAACAGAAAGGCAACTAGTAGATGAAGTATTAAAAGATATATCTACCAGAGTTACCGACCTAAGTGCAGCCGAGAAGAAGGTTTTATTAAATACTGTAAGGGTTGAGTTAACTAACACAGTATCGACAGTTAGAGATGACGTGTTAAGTCGTTTTGCTTCTAAAGAAATCTTCCAACAATATACGCTTCGTCAGAAGATAAAAGACTTGGATGAGATGTCTGACAAAAGTATAGAAGAAATAAAAGAGTTTCTTAAAGTAGAGAGTCGAAACATACAAACAGACCCTGAAGGAATTAAAACACTTAAAAGACAAGCTATAGAATCTAGGAAAGTACTTACTGGTAAATTAAAAAACGAAGAAATAACTGCTAAAAACTTATTTAACCAAGAGTTCTTAAGGGCTTTTTCTGAAATGAATAGGCAAGGAATAGGGGGTACTGGAAACGTAGAATTAGCAATGAGGGCCATCGAGAAGTGGAGGATGAACACAGGTTTACTTATGAGTGTTAAGACTTACATGGTCGGCATACCTTCAGCTACTATAATGAATGTAGTACAACCTTTTCAAAAAGCCTTAAAGGAATACTCTTCAATAAAGCAGCTACAGAAATTAGGTAGAATGAGTAGGGAAATTAAAGCTCTCGATGTAGCATTAGAAGACATAAAAGCTATGTCGTTATATTGGACTATGTTCGGTGATGCTGTGCAGGTTTTCAAACAAACATTTAAAAGGGGAGGAGACGGCTCTTTTATATCCAACAATTTAAGAAGGCATGAAGAAGATTTAGTTGGTGCTGGAGAAGATATGCAATCGATGCTAAGTAACCCACTGAAGTTAAGTTTTAAAAACAAAAAAGAAATAAAACAAATGTACGACGCTTATGGTGTAGATTCGTTGGAGAATAGCACTAGGTTAAGAAGGTTCTTTGAGGACTTAGCAATAGGTGAACCAACTACTAAAATAGGTAAAGTACTTGACCCCCTTTTTTCCGCAAGCTTTAGAGCAATGGGTATGGCGGATCAGCCTTTCCTATTCTTAGGAGCGATGAGAAACCTACGTGCAGAAAGCATGAAGAAGGGAATGAAGCTAGGAATGACTGGGGATGCTTTAGAGAAGTTTGTAAAAGAAGAGGCAGATAAAGCTATAAATAAAGATGGTGATATACTAACTTGGGCAGGGCACGAGGAGTTTGAGGACGTAAAAGAATTAGCTATGTCTATTACATTCCAACAAGACTACGCAGATAAATGGACTTCTCAATTAGCTAAAACGTTTGCTAGGTGGAGTAGGTCTGGAGGTAAAGAGGGTGGTATATTAAACACAGTGTATAGTGATCCTTATATTAATCCTGCTAAAATATTTACAAGGTTGATGACCTCTTTTATTAAAACTCCTACTACTATAGCTCAGTGGACTGTGGATACATTTCCAGGTACTGCTGTGCCATACTGGGCCGTAACTCGATTAGGTAATACTAAATTTGATATTAGATTAAGGAACTTAGATAAACATATAGTAAAATTAACTAAAGGACTATCAGCTAAACCTATAAGTAAAGAAATAAAAGATAAACTAATTGCTGATCGTGCTTCATTGTTACAACAGAAAGAAGATTTAATTTTAAAAACAATAGAGGTAAAAGCGGAATCTACGGCTAATACATTACTAGGTTTGACGGTAACAGCAGGTATAACCCTTCCTATATTAAATAACCAAATAACAGGCTCAGGAGCACATTTAACGCCCGACCAAAAAAGAAGGCTAATGGCTACAGAAGATTGGCGACCTAATACTATTTACATAGGAGGTAAGAAGATAGATTACAGTAAGTTTGAACCCTTCTCAACGATTGTATCTGCGTACGCTGATGGGGTTCACCATTTAGTAGCTAGTGGTGATGAGGTTAACGAAGAATACCAAAGTTTATTTAATACTGTATGGGCTTCTTTTATTACTAACTTCAAAGATAAATACTTCCTTAGAGGAGTTAAAGAGATGTTTGATTTATTAGATGAAAGAAACCCGACGGGTAGGTTGGAAACATTCTTTGCTAATTTATTAGGAAGCTTCGTACCAAGACCTCTAAGGGAATTAGGGGAGATAAATGAGGAGTACCAAAAATACTCTATAGGATTCGTTGAGCGTTTAAAAGTTAAGGTGGGTATGGATACTCAGCGTATTGAGCGTAATATGTTAGGAGAGAAAGTTAAGCGTAAATACACTAACGAGGGTTTATACGGATTAGTTAGTCCTATATATGTATCTGAAATGAAGGATGATATTGTTATGAAAACTATAGCTAACTTTAATGAGAAATTTGGATACCAGTCTTTTTATTCTAAAGGTAATATAGATATGCGTAAGTTTAGAAACAAATCTAACGATTACCCCTTATTCCAAGCGTTCGCTGATTTGATCTCTAATAAAAGAAAACCAACTACTGTAGGTAGAGACACAAGGCAATTAACATTGAGGAATGCTTTGAGTAAACTAATTAAATCAAAGGATTATAAAGAAGCCATACAGTATGGGGAGCCTTTAGACGGTGAACAATCTAGGTCTCAACTCATAAAAGATAAGATAAACGAATACCGTAATCACTTTTGGGAGGTCATGCAAGAAGACAGTAAATATAAGAACTTTGTTAATGAAGACGGTGATTCTTGGTTAAGCTTTACCAGAAAAGAAAAAACATCTAAAACTAAACGACGCAAGAAAGACATTGAAGGACCTGTTGAAAAGTTTGTGTACGACCAATAATACTTGCTCTTCTCTCTCAATAATTAATAATATATATCATCATGGCTGACCCAAGAACATACTTTGACTATGAAGCGGACGCTGATAAGATCAGTAACGGATTCCCAATAGCTTTCGATTATTTAGAAGACGAACACGTAACGGTGGAAGTCGATGGTGCTGAAAACACTAACATTGAACTTACAACTAGTACACCCATAAAGGTAAGAATACTTAGCGGTGTTACCGCTGGTCAGAACGTCCGAGTACGCAGAAAGAGCCAACCCGACACGAACCTTGTAGACTTTGTAAATGGTTCTGTATTGACGGAATCTGAGTTAGACAGGGCGTACCTACACAATCGTTACTTAGCTGAAGAGATTGGTGAGTTAAATGATGCGTCGTTACAGCGTGTACCCGGCAGTGATAACTGGGATGCTCAAGGTAATCGTATTACAAATGTAGGTGATCCTGTTAATTCTCAAGACGCTACAACAAAGAACTATGTGGATGGTACTGTATCGTCCATTGCTTTAGGAGTAGGATTAATTCCTGACTTCAATAAGTTCACAGGAACAGGGTCTGAGACTAGCTTTAATCTTTCATTCACTACAAACGGCATATCTTCTTCTGCTATACTTGTAACCATTGACGGTTCCGTACAGGACCCAGATGACTACACGATAGTTGGTGGAGTTTCAGCTGGAGCGGATGAAATACAATTTACTACACCTCCTGCACTCAACTCAGAGATACTTGTTATCGAGCGTGGGTATAAAACTAAAAGAGAAATACCTGATGATTACGATTGGGGAAGTGTAGTTGGAGACGCAGTAACAGCATCTTACACATACGGTAAAATTGTTTAACACTTATATATATATAAAATAAAATGGCTATAGCAGTACAAATTAGAAGAGGAACATCCTCGCAAAACACTTCCTTTACTGGAGTAGTTGGCGAAGTTGTTTACACCACAGATACTAAAGATTTATATGTTCACGACGGAACGACACAAGGCGGAAAACTCGTCGGCGGAGGGGCTGCAAGTATAGCTGACGGCTCGTTGACTGTTGCTAAAATGTCGTGGCTCGGAACCGTTGACGAAGCTCAAAATACTATTACTAGTATACTATCCAAACAATCGGACGGTGATTACGATAGCGTCACTCCAAGCGGTGATGTTTCAATGTCACAAGCAGGTTTATTTACTATAGGAACGGATGCTGTTACTACAGGAAAGATAGACGACGATGCAGTCACAGCTGCAAAACTAGGAGCAGACACCGGATACCACGTTTCATTAGGGAACGTATTTATAGACTTCGGCTCAATCGTATAATATCATCATGGCAAACATAGAAGTAAAACTTAGAAGAGGAACAGACACCGAGCACAGTAGCTTTACTGGAGCTGAAGGTGAAGTAACAGTAGATACAACAAACGATACGCTTAGAGTACACGACGGTACAACTGCTGGTGGTGTTCGTTTAGCAAAGCTCAGTGAAGCAGGTTTATCTGCTATAGCAAACCTTAGTGCACTTGGTAATGTAAGCGGTGCTAGTGCTGTCCCTGTAGCTATTGATATAAAAGACGAGGATGCGATGACATCTAACTCTGCCACTGCACTTGCTACACAGCAAAGCATTAAGGCGTATGTGGATAGTAATGCAGGTATACCAACTGGAACCGTTTCTGCTTTTGCTGGTAGTGCTGCTCCTACTGGTTATGCGTTGTGCGACGGGTCGGCTGTTAATAGGACAACTCAAGCTGCTTTGTTTTCTGTTATCGGAACGACTTACGGTATTGGTGATGGTTCTACTACATTCAATCTGCCCGACCTTCGTGGACGAGTAGTTGCTGGATTAGGTGAAAGCTTATTAGGTGCTACTGCTGACGAACTTGGTGATGATAATGGTTTGATTGCTAATACGAAGGAACACACGCTTCTTGAAACTGAGTTACCAGCACACGATCACTTTACTCTTAATAATAATGCGGGAAATAGTGGAAACTCTGTGGACACTACTAATTCAGCATCTTTTTCTACAAGTTTCGGTGGCGATTCTAGTTACCAAATGGCAGCACCTACTGCGGATCCTGTAGCAAACATAGGCCTATCTAGTGAAACAGGCGGAGGACTCGCTCACCCCAATGTCCAGCCAACCATTATCCTTAACTACATTATTAAAACATAAGCGATGATCGACTCTGTTGCTGACTTTATTAACACCTTTATTGTTGTAGCATTTGGCTTAATAGGGTGGGTTATCAAACGCATAGTTACACGCTTAGACGTTGGTGATAAACGACTTACAAAGATAGAAGTAGAGTTAGCTACACAGAGAGAAAGAGACGCTGCTGTTGAAAGTAGAATAGGTAAAGTTGAAACTGCAATCAATGAGATGCACAACAAACTTGACCGCATGATGGAGATATTAATTAACAAATGAGTCTATATAAAAACATTAATAAACGTAAGAGCTTAGGCATTAGCCGTAGCAAGAAGAAATCTACGATCACACCAAAGGCTTACGCTAATATGAAGCGTGGGTTTAAGAAGCCCTAATAATTAGTGGCTAGACCGTACAGAAGACCTCGTGTTGTTAGACCGAGTCCATTAATCGCTCAATACAATACACTTGGTGCGGTTGCTGCTGGTGGTGTAACGGAAGCGGTAACTACAGCAACAGCTGCTAAAGTAGTGACAGATTCAATTACAGCTGACCCTGACATCATTGGTTTGAGTGGTGGTAATGCACCGTTGAGTGACCCACAGATCGATTCTTTAGGAGCAACTGCTAGTGATAACTTAGATGTTTACAACGGAGGAGGAGCATAACAAATGGCAACTTTTAGTAAAAGAATACAACTTAGAAGGGACACCGCAGCTAACTGGGTATCCGAGAACCCTGTACTTTTAGAAGGTGAACTGGGCCTTGAATTGAATGACAGTCGTAACAGGATTAAGATCGGAAACGGTTCGGACGCTTGGAACGACTTACCTTACTTCTTAGATGCACGTGAAGAGGAAGTCGGAGATTACAATGACTTCTTAGATGGTTTAAGCACACCGTAACGAGAGAGAGAGAGAGATGAGTACATTATTTGCACAGTTAGGAGCTAAGGTAAAGACCCAGCTTGATACTAAATTAAGCACGTCAGGAGGCACGATTACCGGGAACTTAGTTCTTGGCGGTACGCTTCAAGTAGCTTCTTACAGCACTTCTAACTTACCAACAGCTGGTACAAGTGGGACTGTTATATTCGTCAGCGATGGTGATAACGGAAGTCCTTGTATGGCAATAGATAATGGAACTGATTGGTTAATTAGTAGCCTTGGCGACGCTATAGGGAACTTCCTTACCTCTGAAGGGGGAGATGCTTTGACTACCGAGTTAGGAGAAGCCTTACTGTTTGAGCCTCAGCCTTGACACCTATTAGCTGTTCTTATAACCTTTAGATTATATTTGAACTCGTAGCTATAACTGTTGCGAATTTCGGTTAACCTCAAAAAGAAAGTATATATATTATGTCTAGTTTGCTTACCCAGTTGGGTCAAAAAACAAAAGTAGAGCTTGATAAGAAGCTCGCCCTTGCTGGCGGAACCATGACTGGGGCTTTGACCCTTAGCGGTGCTCCTACAGCCAACCTTCACGCCGCTACCAAGCAATATGTTGACGGAGAAATCTCAACTGTTAGCTCCAGCGTTTCTACTAACGCCAGCAACATCTCCACCAACACAAGCAACATCAGTGGTCTTCAAACTGAACTTGACGCTACTCAAGCTGGTGCAGGTCTAGGTGCTAACGGTGCTTACACAGCTAATGGTTCTGCCAACTACATCAGTTCGGTAACAACTCTTCAAGCTGCTGATAACGCCCTTGACGCTCAGATCAAAACAAATGCTGATGCAATTGCTTCTAACGATACTGACATTTCTACCTTACAATCTAACGTAAGCTCGAATGACTCGGATATCGCTACTCTTCAGACTAACGTTAGCTCCAACGACAGTGACATCAGCTCACTTCAATCTGACGTTTCAACTGCTCAGTCTGACATCACCACCCTTCAATCGAACGTAAGCTCGAACGACAGCGACATCGCTACTCTTCAGTCTAACGTTTCGTCGAATGATAATGACATCAGCACCTTGCAAAGCAACGTTTCCAGTAACGATACTGACATCTCTGCTCTGCAAACTAAAGCTGGTTCCCTCGCTTCTGACGGTAACTCTGCTTCATTCAGTGGTGACATCTCAGCTGCTAACGCTGTATTCTCCGGCAACTTAACAGTACAAGGAACAACTACTTCCGTACAGACCACCAACATCGATGTTTCTGACTCGTTGATGAATCTGTCTAAAGGTGCTGCTTCTGGTGCTAACGCTTCTAATGACGGTGGTTTCATCGTTGAGCGTGGTTCTTCCGAAAGCAATGTTGCATTCATCTGGGACGAAGGAGACGACAAGTTCAAGGTTCTCTCAACCTCCGCAACTGCTGCTTCTTCCGACATCTCCGGAACTGACGGTTCGGCTGCTCTTGCTGATCTTGATGCTAACCTCTACCACAACGGTACAGAGTTAGGAACAGTCGCTGAGTTTGAATCTGCTTTAAGCTAAATTTTAACTCATCATCCATTAAAGGGGCGGTTCTTAGGAGCCGCCTCTTTTTGTTTACAAAGATAACAACCTTTATTACTATAACACTATGCTCAGTCATAAAGAGGGAAGTAAACTGCACGACAAGATTGCAGACGCATATAGGAACAGTATAGATATGATGGACGAACACGGAGAGTACAACGCTGCTCTACTTA